AATATACGAGGAAGAAAATTTTAATGTAGAAATCATCAAACTCGATTTAAGATAATATGGAAGAAGAATTTTATGCTGCTATTAAACTAGTAACGGGGGAAGAGATTGTAGCTAAAGTTAGTTACGATCTTGAAGACGAAGTTGTTGTGCTTTTAAATCCTCGGTTAGTAGAAAAAGTACAACATAAAAAAGGTAATCAAATTATTGAAGGAATTGTTTTTGATGATTGGATTCATTCATCTACAGAAGACATGTTTGTAATTCCAAAAAGTCATGTTGTTACTATGATAGAATTACAAGTACATATTGTTAATTTTTACGAAGAGCATTTAAATGATGCTAATAAGTATAAAAAAATAAAAACAAATTCGCCCAATAAAAATTCAAACAGACAAAATCCTCAGAGTCACGAAGGATATTTGGGTTCTATTCAAGAAGCTAAAAAGTTCTTAGAAGAAATATATAAAAAACTTTGAAAGCGCAACATTGCTATTATACGAGTATTTCAGAGTCTTGTCAAGCCCCTTTACAAAAGTGGTTTCATGTGTTACAATACCAATACAACAAAAGTTTAAATATTAAGAGTGTATACCAATGAGCAAAAGGGTCGCAACAAAAGAGAATTATGTAAACAATCGTGAGTTCCTTGATGCTCTGATGGTATATCGTCAGCAAGTTGCTATAGCTAACGAGAAAGGATTACCTAAACCAAAAGTTCCTAATTACATTGGTGAGTGTTTTTTAAAGATTGCTACACACTTATCATACAAACCTAACTTTGTCAACTACATGTTTAGGGAAGATATGATTTGTGATGGCATAGAAAATTGTCTAACTTACATCAACAATTTTGACCCAGAAAAATCTACCAATCCTTTTGCTTATTTCACTCAAATTATTTACTTTGCATTTCTGCGTAGAATTCAACGCGAGAAAAAGCAGCTGGAAATCAAATCCAAAATTCTTGAACGGTCAGGGTTTGATGAAGTATTGTATACAGACAGTTACAGTGGTGACATGGCAGGGTATAATACCAGTCATGCGGACCTGAATAGCATCAAAGAAACCCTTGAGATTAGATCTAAACGATGACAGTAGCATTGATTACCGACCAGCATTTAGATGGTCGCAAAGGAAGCATTGCCTTTTGGGAATACTTTCAAAAGTTTTACGATGAAGTATTCTTTCCCACATTAGAAAAACATAACATCAAGACAGTTATCGATCTTGGCGATACCTTTGACAATCGCAAGGGTATCGATTTTAATGTATGGAATCGTGTGCGTCAGCATTATTTCAAACGTCTAGAAGATATGGGTGTGTTCGTTCACATGATTCTTGGTAATCATTGTGTCTATTATAAGAATACAAATGAGATTAACTCTCCAGAACTTCTGCTAAAAGACTTCAGTAACATCGAAATCTATGCTCACCCAGAGGTAGTAATGATTGATGGTGCTAAGATTTTAATGTTGCCTTGGATTAACTCCAGCAACTATGAAGATACCTTGAGGCATCTTAATGATACCAGTGCTGAGATTGCCATGGGTCACTTAGAGCTTCAGGGGTTTGAAGTTACTCCTGGCAACACACAGGAACATGGTATGGACCCTACCATCTTTAAAAAATTCAAACAAGTATTTTCGGGTCACTACCATCACAAATCATCTAGAGGTAACATTACTTACTTAGGTAACCCTTACCAGATGTTCTGGAATGATTATAAAGACGAGCGAGGATTTCATCTCTATGAACCAAAGACAAATAAACTCAAGCGGGTCAAGAACCCTTATGAGATTTTCCAGAAAATCTATTATAATGATTCTACTGGTTCTCATCTCAGCTTCGATACCTCTCAGTGTGCAAGTTCTTTTGTCAAGATTATCGTAGAAGATAAGAAAGACTACACAGAGTTTGAGAAGTTTGTTGACTCTGTGTTTGCCACACAACCACATGATGTTAAGATTATTGAAACACTTGTCAACGATGCGTTTGTTGAAGATGACGACAACGTAGAAATCAAAGACACCCTCACACTTCTCAACGAATATATTGATGAAGTAGAGATTGCCGTAGACAAAGCAAAATTAAAGAGTGTTATGAAAACGCTATATATTGAAAGTTGTGAGGTAGTGTAATGTTTCTTATCACTCTTGCTGAACACACGGATGGTGTATATTCAGTGATTGACAACGAGGGTGATCATGTGATATACTTTTTTGAAGAAGAAGACGATGCCGAAAGGTATCTTGGATTGCTTGAAGCCAACGATGAAGATAACAGTCTACCTCCACTAGTAACTCATGAAGTTGATGCAAAATCTGGCGTCGGCATGTGTGAAATGAAAGGAATGAAATACATCATTGTGCAACCTGACGACATTATTGTTCCCCCATCAAATTATGATAATCTTTAAAACCATTAAATGGAAAAACTTTCTTTCTACTGGTGCTCAGTATACAGAAATTTCTTTGACAGATAGAAAGAGTAGTTTGATTGTGGGGTCAAATGGCGCGGGTAAATCCACCATTCTGGATGCCCTTACTTTTGCTTTGTTTGGCAAACCATTCAGAAAAATTAACAAACCACAACTTCTCAATTCTATCAATCAAGGAGATTGCGTTGTAGAAGTTAGCTTTGATATTGGTAAGAATAAATATAAAGTGATTCGTGGTATCAAACCAGCGAAGTTTGAAATTCATCAGAACGGTGCTCTGCTCGACCAAG